ATTTGACCGGTGCCTGTCTCTAAACTACACAAGTTTCCAAAATTATCTTTCGGCCTTTGCCCCAAAATAGTCAAATTTGTAAAAGGTAACTTGAAATCTGGTCTCACTCTCATTGAGTCCGAAGTAGAATATATCGACCCCATGAAAACAGAGGTGGGTTGAATATCAATATTTGCTTCATCCCTCAAATCAAAATCAACCCTGTTAATTGCAATCTGACAAATTGATGGTTCACCCCAAAGTGGAGAAATCTCAACAGATTTCGAAAGACTTACAATCTGCGGTAAAGAATTTAAATCAGTGGATGTTCTAAATCTATTTCCAGCAACTTGAGCTTCTGTTGCCCTTCCCATTCTAATCAAATCTTGAGGTGTTACAGAGAACTCTCCGATATCAGAAAGGTCGACATCCATAACTACAGTTTGTTCTCCAAGAGGAACACCCATAATCATATAGTCACCACTATCATTAGTTTTGGCTGTGAACTTATAATATTTTTCGTAAATTTCGAAAGCGGTATTTCCTGTTAATACATCAAGTCTTGTAGGAAGGGTTCCTGTTGCTGCGTGAACGGAATAAGATTTTTCGTAAGGTAATAAATTGTATCTATAACCATCTTCGTTTTTATCCTCAGGTGATTTGTATGGATAGATGGAAGAAATTACAGGGTTGGATTCATCAATTGCTTCTATTGGAATAAAGATTGAAACTCTGGCGTTTGGTAGACCCAATCCATTGTTTGCTGTAACACGACCTACAATCACACCATACTCACTACAAGCTCTTAGATAGATGTCTGTTTGATTTAATTTCAACGACAATATTTCCAAAAACTCAAACTCTTGGTCAAGTTCTACGTTGATTGATTTGGTGATGCCAAGTTCCGTTCTAATCCTATATGATTGACCCATCCAATACTTTTAAAATAAATAGTTATTGTGTAATTTTGTAAAAACACACAATCAAAGTATAGGGATATTAACCCCAAAATAAATTGATTAAGAGAAGGTAATAGATTGGAAGTTCTTAACTGAAACTCTAATATCTTTATTCGGAAATCTTATCTGATAAATTTGGTTAGGTTGAGCAAATATTGTATCATCAACAGGTCCAACTTGTTTGAGTTCAGGGTCAGAATATTCCATAGAAGTCTCTGCGGATGAATATTGTCCGCCTACCTCATTGAAGACATCGATACTTGCAACAGTCAATACTCCGTTTGTATTTTGAATTATACTTCTTAGTTCTGAAAGATATACGTTTTGTCCAAGTTCTCTTGTTTGAGGATTAAAATAAGCAGATATTTTGTCGATTACGTTGGTAATAACTTGACCTGAGTTTTGAGCCGAGTCTAAAACTATTGAAACATCAACACTCAAATCAATAACCTCAGCACTGAAAATCGAAATATAGTCATTCATCATTCTGTAGTTTGACAAGTAGTTTGCAATATTTTGTTTCAAGGTATTTGAAACAATGTTAGTCAATCTTCCTGATGTATCGTATGAAAGAATTTGAACTAGTATTTTATTGTCGTTTTCGGTTATCGCCACTTTTGCTGGTGCTCCAAACTGAGCTGGCATCGTTCTGATTATTGACTCATAGTCTGAAACTGTGACTGCTCTTTTTTGTGCTGCGAAGTTAAATGAAACATAGTTTCTTACTTCGTCAATCGTTGGCATGTTTGCACCACCAATTGCTGCTGTAACGTTATTACATCTCAACGAATTAACCACTGCGGTGTTTGTATTGTCTGATGGGCCATTTACAAAAAATGATACAGTCCCAACTTGATTAATTACATTTGTTCCCATGTTTGTGTTAAGTCCACCCCCAACTCTATATTGAATAAACAAAGTAGAGTTAGGTCTAAGTGCTGAACCTAAAGAAAGATTGTTGGTATACTTTTGTAAATCCAATGTTGCACCTAAAGTTGTAAATTGGTCTAAGGCATCTTGCGCTGTATTTGTACCTCCACCGAACGTTAACTTCTTGAAACCCTCTGAAGTAAACTCTGATATAAATCTATTTTGAGTTTGAATGTATCTACCAACTTTTATACCGGGTTGGTCAGAAACTTTTGTTGGGTCTTCTACAAATATTCTATCTTCCGCTAATGCATCAACTTCATACCATCTATCTTGTAAACCTAAAAATTCTGCAGTGCTCGGTAAGTTAGTAAACTGAGTTCCATTTTTCAATAACACACTTGTGATACCTAAAACATTTTTTTCAGGTAAAAACAATTCAAAGAATGGTCTAACATCATTTGGTGTGATTACTCTTTTGAACACTTTTGTTATTCCGTTTACTACAACTTCTCTTTTTGTTATTGTGTAATTGATTAAAACTCCATTAGCATTGAAATTTGGTATTTTCAATCTATTAGGGAAACCTTGAGAATTATATGGGGAAGCGAAATCAATATCTTCCACGTTTTCAAAAACTATACCCGCACCGATTACTTGTGAACCTCTTAGTAAGGTTCCAAGATATCTTTCATCTTCTTTATCTCCGAAGGCTGGAACGGTGATTGAAAAATCAACAAGAGCCACAGATGGTCTCATTCCAGGTATTTTCAAACCATAAGTTCTAGCTATATTGTAGATTGAAGACTTTTGTTGAGCATATTGTAATACTGTCTCTTGTAAACTTCTATCAATATGAAAATTAAGATTGTCAGCTACAGCAGCGTTTAAATCAAGAAATACTGAAAATACTGAGGCGTCATTAAAATCTTGAATAAGTTCGGGATAATAAGTTCTTACATAATTTTGTAACTCAACTCTAATTGCCGCGAAGTCTCTTGTAGCGTATGATATATTTCTATCTGCCATTTCTTTTAAACTGAATAATCTATTTTTATTTTTGCCGTATATTCTCCTGTACCTTTCCCAGGTACTCTATAAATGTCCGTAAGTCTTGGGTCACTTGAAATGGGTTGTTCATTAATACTATTAACCTCAACAGATTGGTCTGCGGGTTCAATAGTTATTTGATTTACAAGGAGATTTGGCATAAATTGATTTATTGAATCACGTATGTCTGACTCAATTGCTTGGAAGGTCAACCCGTCATTAGGTTCAAATATGAACTCATAAAGTCTTGTTCCAAATTCAGGTAAATAATATCTTGAACCCTTTCTAGTTAGAAGTAGAAAAATCAAATCTGCCCTGATTTGTTGTGATTCAAATTCTGTCAGTCTAAGATAATCACCTCTAAGTGAATCCTCAAAAGGAAATTTCAAACCATAAGTAACACCTTCTGCCATAAACATAAATATACTACGGTGTTTTTTTAATTAAAGTTGTATTCCCTTTAATTGCTTTCCGTTCAAATGGACAATGTCTACATCCTGAACCGCAACAGTATCCCCTACTCAAATGATAAGATTCGGTCATAACTTTTCGTCCATTCTCCATGTAAAAATCAGAAGGGAGAAGTTTTGACTTCTCCCTTTGACTATCGTTTTTACTTTCTTTCATTAAACAAATTTTACTTCACAAGCGCCACCAGCACATGCCGCTTCACCACTCAAATCTGTATTGTCGTCAATTTCAACGATTTTGGATAAATCAACGTCCTTAAGTGTTGCCATTAATTCGTCATACTTTTCTTTGGTACAATCTTCGAACGGTGCTTGAATATAAGTTCCACCATCATAAGGTAGTACAGAAAGACCATTATAATACTCTTTGTTTTCCCACATCCACTCACCTACTGCAGGCCATTCGTGTTCACGAATTGAAACTGTTGCAGATACGTTGTGAGCGTTTGAGCCACTTCTATGACCAGGTTTAATCCATTCTTGTTGTACCTTTTTAACTCTCTCTAAAAGTTGAATTGGTGATTCGTTTCTTAGAATTGAACCCTCTGGTGATTTTTGTGGAATACCAATAACCGCAGTGTCGTGTGGTCTGAAGTATTCGTCTTCTACTAATTCAGGATGATTACTCTTAAGATGACTGTAAATTGCTTCGTTCTTACCAACTCTCACTCTTCTGATATAGTAATCGTTGTGCCAAGCGTGAATACCTGATGAAGTTCCAAGGGTAAGAGA